GGTCAACAGACGACCGTATCGCGCCATCGGGCCTCCCCTGGCGCTGCTGAGTGGTGTTATCGCGCATTTGTGGAAAACTAACTATCATCGTTTCAAATCGCTGTTCCAAGTTTTGAAATAGGCTCTAGTCTTGATGCGGCTTTCGTGCACTTTTGGCCTGCGCGGAGACCCCGCCAGAAAGCGAAATGGGGTGTCCGGTGAAGGTGCAGTGGGCCGGAATCGAGAAGCTGAAGCCCTACTGGCGCAACCCGCGCAGTCGCAGCGAGGACTCGATCCGCAAGATCGCGGACTCCATCGCTGCATTCGGCTGGCAGCAGCCCATCGTGGTGGACAAGGAGTTCGTGATCATCATCGGCCACGGACGGCTGGAGGCGGCGAAGCTGCTCGAAGCGAAGCAGGTGCCTGTGGTGGTCGCGGGGAATCTTGCGCCGGAGAAAGTGAAGGCGCTGCGGCTGGCCGACAACCGCACGAACCGCGACAGCGATTGGGACATTGGCCTGCTGGCTCAGGAGATCGAGGAATTGCGCGGCCTGGACGTGCAGCTCGTCGGGCAGGCCGGCTTCACCGAGGACGACCTTAAGCGCATCGCGGACGATCTGGACGAGTCGGCGCTGGAGAGGATCGCGGGCGCTGAGGCCGGCGAGGACGACGAATCCCTTGAAGCCGTCCAGGTTGTCGGCACGCCCGGCGACGGCGGCCAGGACGATGGGAATCCGCTGGTGACGTTCAGCGAGGTGCTGTCGTTCGAGCAGCGCAACGTGGTGAACGCGGCCATACAACTGGCGAAGCAGCGGGAACGATTGGAGCGGCGCGGCGACGCGCTGTTCCACATCTGCGAACTCTACCTGGAGGAACACGATGAGAAGTTTTAGCCACTTCAGCTGGCAGCACGGCAAGATCGCTGACCTGGACCGAGAGTTTCCCAGCTATTTGAGCGCCTTTGTGCCCGACCAGGCGCTGGTGGTCGAGGACGACGCCGGCACGCACTTCGGCTACGTGCATGAAGGCCAGCCGATTCTGCTCAAGGATGGCCGCGTCTTCCACCTGCATCCCGGCATGTACTTCAGCGTGCCCGGCGCTTTCCGGCTGCTGGGCAATGGGAAGGGCATTGTCGTGACGCGCGAGAACTGGCAGGGGTTCTTCCACATCGGCGGGCCTGCCGAGCACACGGGGCGGCTGAAGTACGTTGACGGGTGCACGGACAGCCTGCTGATCCCGCCCGTGCGCCTGGGCGACCCGTGCCTGAACCTGCTCTACTTTCCTGCCGGAATTGACCAGACGCAGCACACACATCCGAGCGACCGCATCGGGATGATCCTTTCCGGGCGCGGCCAGTGCATTACGCCGGACGGCGAGATTGCCCTGGTGCCCGGCATGATCTTCTGCATTCATACGGGCGGGCTGCACAGCTTCCGCACGCCCTACGGCGAAGACATGCGCGTGCTGGCGTATCACCCGGACAGCGACTTCGGGCCGACCGACGAGAAGCACCCGATGATCAACCGCACCATGGTCAACGGTGTAAGCGCGTCGGAGATCGAAGAAATCCGAACCAGGTAGCTGAGGCGGGCGTGGCCAGGACGCGAATCTACAAGAAGCAGCTGGTCGAGGAAGATGTGTACGCGGCGGCGCTGCGCCGCATCCGCGAGTGCTACGAGCGGTTCGACACCGTCGTGGTCAGCTTCAGCGGCGGCAAGGACTCGACGGTCTGCCTCAACCTGGCTTTGCAGGTCGCCCGCGAGCTTGGCCGCACGCCGCTCGATGTGTACTTCTGGGACGAAGAAGCGATTCACCCGGAGACCATCGAGTACGTAGCGCGCGTGGCCCAGCGCCCGGATGTGCGCCTGAAATGGCTCTGCATCCCCGTGCGCCACAGAAACGCTTGCAGCCGCAAACAGCCCTACTGGCATTGCTGGAACCCGGCGGAGAGACACCTCTGGGTGCGCCCGATGCCGGAAGGCGCGATCACCGAATTGCCCGGCTTCGAGTGGGGCATGGGTATCCCCGAGCTGGCGCACTTGGTCTACGGCAAGGAGCATGGCACCGTGGCCGACATTCGTGGCATCCGCGCCGACGAGTCGCTGCGCCGGTATCGCAGCGTGGCCATGAAGCTGCGCGACAACTGGATCGGCAACCCGCGCGAAGGTTACAGCTACCCGGTCAGCCCGATCTACGACTGGACGACGTTCGACGTCTGGGTCGCGCCCAAGCGCTTCGGCTGGGACTACAACCGCGCCTACGACCTGATGCAGAAAGCGGGGATGCCGCTGAGCGACCAGCGCGTCTGCCCGCCCTACGGCGAGGAGCCGCTCTCGGGCCTCTGGATTTACGCGCAGTGCTGGCCCGACCTCTGGCACAAGATGATCAAGCGCGTGCACGGCGCGGCCACGGCGGGCCGCTACGCGAACACCGAGCTATACGGCTACGGAAAGATCGAGAAGCCGCCGGGCCTGACCTGGCGCGAGTGGACGTACCGGCTGCTCGATCTCTACCCAATGGAACTGAAGGCGGCCATCGCCAAGAACCTGGTGATGCTCCTGCGCGAGCACAAGACTAAGACCAGCAGGCCCGTTCCTGAGGAGCAGCCCGATCTGCTCACCGGCCTCAGTTGGAAGTTTCTGGCGATGGTGGTCAATCGCGGCGACCTGAAGGGCCGCCGCAGTCGCACGATGAACAGCCATGCGACGCAGGCGAGGAAGAAGGCCGGCGTCAGCATCGCCGACGTAACCGAGCTTGACCTGGGCACGAGGTATTGAGCCGATGATGGAGAATGCGAAAAGCGAGCGGGTCGTGGCGGGCGCGCCGCGCGATCTGGCCCGCGAGCCGGTGAGCCGCGTCGAGTGGGTACATCGTGACCTGCTGAAGCCGAATCACTACAACCCGAACCGCGTCGCCCCGCCGGAACTGGAGTTGCTGATCACGAGCATCCTCGAAGACGGCTTCACGCAGCCCATCGTCGTGCTGCCCGACTACACCATCGTGGACGGCTTTCACCGCTACCTGGTCAGCGGCGATCTTCGCCTCATGCAGCTCTATGGCGGCATGGTGCCTGTGGTCAAGGTGGCGCTCGACCCGGTGCACCGCATGATGAGCACGATTCGCCACAACCGCGCGCGCGGCACGCACGCCGTTCTGCCGATGGCCGAGATCGTCCGCACGATGGTCGCTGAGGGCGTCGAGAAGGCCGAGATCATGCAGCGGCTGGGCATGGAAGACGAAGAAGTCGAGCGGCTGGAAGATCGCGCCGGGATGCCGGAGCAGGTGGGCCGCGAGCGCGCCGACTTCGGGAAATCCTGGGTGCCGCAGGGGTGAGGCAGCATGGCGCTGGTGGGAGTCGAAAAGGTTGCGCGCGCGCTCAACATCGGCGTGCGCCGCGTGCAGCAGCTGGTCGCCGAAGGGATGCCACGTCCGGAGAAGGGGAAGTACGACGTCGGCCTCTGCCTGATGTGGTACGTCCGCTACTTGCAAAAGGCTCTGGAGCGCCGGGAGATCCCGCAGGACGCCATCGGCGCGTCGCTGCGCCAGGAGCGGCAGCGGCTGGTCAAGGCTCAAGCGGACCGGGAGGAACTGGAACTCGGCGCGCGGCGCGGTGAGCTGATCCCGGCTTCGGTGTATGAGCAGGAAGTGGGCGCGATCTTCACTGTGCTGCGCCAGCGGCTGCTCACGCTGCCCGCGCGGCTCGCGCCGCATCTCGAAGGCGAGAATCGCACGGTTGTAAAAACGCGGCTCGATAAAGCGATACGCGAGGCCCTGACCGCTTTGGCCAATGAGTTTGCCAATGGAACCGCTGAGGCAAATCCTGATTCTCACGAACACCCAAGCTCACTTACAACTGCACTCGCCTCTTCGGCGCGAATAGGTTAGGCGTCGATCCCGATGATCAGGGCCGGAACATCTATGTCCGCGACGCCACGGTGCTCCAAGTCCCAAACGATCTGCTCAAAGTAGGAAACCCCGGTGGACATCTGGTCTGCGAACTGCTTCATCGGCACGATCTCGACGCCTGCCTCAATGTGCCCTTGGTTCCTGAAAATCGTCATCTTCGCGCAGACGTTGTAGACCATGAAGGCGTACTTGCCGAACTGAACTTCGACACCAAGTTTTTCCTTGACGAAGTCCATCTCCCGGAATGCTCCCTTGTTGGTAGCACGCGGGGCATAGCCCCCGACATAGAACTCTTGGGGGTATTCGCAGGGGATCTTCACAGCTTTCCAGCCTCTGCGTGCAAACTCTTTCTTGAAGGCCTTGTTGAGCGCGCGTGGGTTGTAGAGCATCCTCCCACGCATGGTTTTTTCTTTGCTTTTTTTCGTCAGATGCTTCCTTGCAGAAACGGAAGCAATCACCTGCTCGATCTCCTTGCGCAGGTCGGGATAGTGGGCGTCCACATACTCCCGCCCACCCTTGAATGAATAAATCCCCGCGATGATCATTGCTCGCTGTCGCCGTTTCCCGCATCCCAATCACGTGGCCGCTGCGATACCTTCTCCCGCCCCGTAGGTTGATAGACAGGCGTGCCCAGCTTCCGGATCTTCAGCTTGCCAGCACAGAACTGCTCGAGCCTGTCCCTGGCGACCGTCACGTACTCGGCTTCCTTCTCGCAGCCGATCACCCTGCGCCGGTGCTTCAGCCCCGCAATCAGCGTTGAACCGACGCCGGCATACGGGTCCATCACCCAATCGCCCTCATCGGTGAGCGCCAGGACACACCGTTCCACAAGCTCAACCGGAAACTGGCAGGGGTGAATCGTTTTCTCGGGATGGTTCGCCTTCACGTTGGGAATGTCCCACAGTCCATGCTCCCAATCCTGTTGCAAGACCTCCCACACGTCGGAGGGGTTCTTCCCCAGCGGGTTGCCTGATGGCTTGCCCCTGTTTGGCCCTTTGTAGTGCGTCTTTCCAGGGTACTTTGAAGGCACCCTGACGGTGTCCAGATTGAAGACGTACTGATCGGTCTTGGTGAACCACAAGATTGTCTCGTAGCGCCCTGAAAAGCGCCGCGAGGCGTGAAGGCCGTGCCCGAAGTGCCAGATGATCCGGTTCCTAAGCTGAAGCCCGTGCCTTTTGAAAATTTCGTAGAAGAGGATGTCCAGCGGGACGACCTCGCCATCCTCAACATAGTTGCCGACTTCCCAACAGATGCTCCCGTCGTCCGTCACCACGCGCACCAGTTCGGTTATCACTTTGGCTTGCTCTTGCAGGTAGATTTCCAAGGCGCGCTTCCGTTCGTAGGCTTTGCCCAGGTTGTAGGGCGGCGAGGTCAGTACCAAAGACACCAAGCCATTCGGCAGCCCCTTCAGGAACTCAAGGGCATCTCCACAGTGCAGAACGATTGCTTCTTGACCGTCGAATGAACTGACAATTTTCGGCTCGTCGAATAGCGAGCGGTTCATCAGGGCTTTTCGCATAGGGCCGCACGTAGGATTTTATCGCCAACCGGCAGCGGCTGAAAGCTCTAACTAAGATCATCCACTTGTGTTTGATGGGCGCTCCCTCCAAATGTGTGTTGAAGCCGAAGACTGCCGTGTGCCACATTTTGAGCCCTATGTCGCGAGGACAGGGCGCAAGCCAACTAAGGAGCGATCAACCCTTCCAGCAGGCCGACGGCCATCTCGGGGAACCGCTGGCCCGGATTCGCACGGCCAGGGGCCGCCTGGCGCGGCAACTGCTGGCTCCGCCGCCGACGCTGAAGGTCAGCGAGTGGGCCGAGCGCAACCGTATCCTTCCTAAAGGCACCAGCGCCCGCCCTGGGCAGTGGGCCACTGAATCCTTCCAGCGCGAGATGATGGACGCCATCCTCAATCCCGAGGTGCGCGAAATCGTCTGCATGAAAAGCACTCAGGTTGGCTGGAGCGACGGCGTGCTGAACAATATCGTGGGCTACTTCATTGACGCTGACCCCAAGCCCATCCTGCTGGTGCAGCCCACCGACCACACGGCCAAAGAGTACAGCCGCAAGCGTATCGCGCCGATGATCGCCGCGTGCCCCGCGCTCAAGGCCAAAGTGCGCGAGGCCACGTCGCGGCGGCCCGGCAATTCCATGCTGCTCAAGGAATTTGACGGCGGCTTCCTGAAGATCACCGGCGCGAACGCGGGTGCGGGCCTGCGCTCCGATCCCATCGCCATCCTGCTGCTCGATGAAGTGGACGGCTACCCGGACGACGTGGACGGCGAAGGTGATCCGGTCGAGATCGCCACGCGGCGCACGGACACGTTCGACGACGCGAAGATTCTCAAGGGCAGCACGCCCGGCAAGCCCAAGGGCCTATCGCGCATCGAAGCCGACTACGAGCGCAGCAATCAGATGCGCTACTTCGTGCCCTGCCCGTTCTGCGGACACATGCAGGTGCTCTGCTGGCGCGATGAAAACGGCGTGCACCGCCTGGTGTGGGAAAAGGACGCAAACGGGAACCCCATCCCGGAGACGGTGCGCTATCTCTGTGCCAATCCCACCTGCGGAAAGGGCATAGATGAAAAGTACAAACAGCGAATGCTCGATGGCGGGCGCTGGAAGGCCAAGTTTCCTGAGCGCCGCAAGGTGGTGGGTTTCCATATCAACGCGCTTTACAGTCCGTGGCGCCTCATCTGGCACGAGCTCGCTCAGGAATGGGTTGAGGCCCAGGACAACCCAGAGAAGCTGAAGGCGTTCATCAACCTGCGGCTTGGCGAAACGTGGGATGAAGGCGGCGAGAGTTTCGGCGCGCACGTGCTGGCAGCGCGTCGTGAGAAATATCCCGCGCCTGTCCCAGAAGGTGTGTGCGTACTGACAGCAGCAGCGGACGTGCAGCACAACCGCATCGAGGCGCAGATCGTGGGCTTCGGCCCCGGCGAAGAATCCTGGCTCATTGCCCATGAGGTTTTCTGGGGCGATCCCGGCGTTGACGTTGATCCCGAGACGGCGGTCAACGTGTGGGAGCAGCTGGATCAATTCCTGCTGAAGCAGTGGCCCCATCCGAAGGGAGCCGTGTTGACCCCGGCGATTGTGCTGGTGGACGCCGGCGCACACGCCGACAGCGTGTATGACTACGTGCTGCCGCGCCAGCACACCCGCCGCCGCATCTTCGCCTGCAAGGGCGTGGACTACCTGAGCAAACCGGGACTGGTGCAGGAAGGCTCGACCAAGCGCAGCAATATTCGCCTCTTCGCCGTGGCCACCTACGCCGCCAAAGATCGCGTTTTCGCGCGAATGAAAATTCCCCGGCCCGGCCCCGGCTACATGCACCTGCCCGACTGGGTGACCAATGAATACTTGGAGCAACTGACTGGCGAGAAGAAGATAACCGTGCGCGACAAACGCACGCGCACGAAGAAGGTGCTATACGTCAAGACCTACAGCCGGAACGAGGCGCTGGACCTGACCGTGTATTGCCACGCCGCCTTATTCGCGCTACAAAACCTCATCGCACCGGCGACTTACCGCGACCTTGGCAAACTAGCCGAAGCGGTACGGCAAGGACGCGCACCTGAGACTCTGGCGGCCAAGATGCGGCGCGTGCGAAGCGCGGGAGTCCTGTAGCCGCTGCATCTCCGGGGCACGAAAAGGCACAAAAAAAACTTGCAACTCAACCTTGCCCTGATGCATCCTATCCCCCTGGAGGGGATATGCCGAAACCTGCTGCGCTCTGCCTTCCCCGTGTCTACCTCGACCCAGAAGTCCAGAAGGAGCTGGAAGACCGTCTGAGCCGGATCGAGGGCCACGTGCGCGGCGTCAAGCGGATGCTCTCCGAGCACGGAACCTGCGAGGATCTGCTTCTCCAGATCGCCGCCATTCGCTCGGCCTTAAATCAAGTGCAGGCCCGGCTGCTGGAAAACCACCTGGAGACCTGCGTGGCGGACGCCGTGCGCTCTGGCAAGGGAAGCAAGGCGCTGGATCGTCTGAAGGGGGCGCTGGCCCAGGTGCTGAAGATGCAGTGAGCGATTCCCTTCTTGCGGAGGAAAACATGAATGAAAAAGTGGGAATTTTCGGAGCCATTGGCGCTGCCGTGGTCGCCTCGATCTGTTGCATCGGCCCGGTTGTGCTGGCGGGACTCGGGATTGGAGCGGTGACCGCTGCGCAGCAGTTTGCACCGTTACGACCCTACTTCCTCGCTTTGACCGCCATCTTCCTCGGGCTGGGCTTCTACTTTGCCTACCGAAAGCCAAAGCAGGCAGCCCCGTGCGATGGCCAAGTGTGCGAGACACCGAGGGCAGCGCGCTGGGGACGACCGCTCCTGTGGATTGCTGCGGTTGTTGTCCTGGCACTGGTCACCTTTCCCTACTACTACGCGCCGTTGCGCGCGGCTTTGGATAAACCCCGGCAGAGCCCTGCCGCTCGATCCGCGCCCGCCCAGCTTTCCACAGTTGAGTTGAAAGTCAGCGGGATGACTTGCGAGGGCTGTGCCGTCGGCGTGCGCAATGCCCTGCTCGAAACGCCCGGCGTAGCTTCGGCTTCCGTGGACTTCAAGGCGGGCCGCGCGACGGTTCAATACGATCCTTCCAAGGCTTCGACGACGCAATTGATCGAAGCGGTCAGCAAAGCTGGATTCAAGGCGACACTTTGAGGCCATCATGAGCGAATGCTGCGAGGTAAAGCAGAAGAACTGGCCCGCGGTGATGGCCTGCCCGGTGAGCGGCAGGCGGTCCAAACAAGTCGAATTGCTCACGCTGCGCAGCCTCCTTCGGCAACTTCCGCTGGCCATGCCGTCCACGGCCTACTACTTCTGCGACGATCCGGCTTGCGATGTGGTCTATTTCGGGGCTGACCCGAACGCCCCGCTTTTTCGCCGCGCTGACCTCTGGGTGAGGGTCGGCCTGAAGGAGAAAGCCGATCCGATCCCCGTTTGCTACTGCTTCGGCTTCACCCGGAAGGACATTCAGGACGAAATCCGGCATGAGGGCAAGTCTATCATCGCCGAAAAAATCAAGGCGGAAGTTCAGGCCGGAAGGTGCGCTTGCGAAATCAAAAACCCATCTGGCAAGTGCTGCCTGGGGAATGTAACCAAGGTCATCAAGAATGGCCTAACCGCGCTGACAACTGGCACGTGACACCGCCTGCTTAATCGCCACCTTTACCCAACCGAGCTGTCCGGCCAGCCGAGACAATTGACGCATGCTCCGATGCGTCATACCGGGCTGACGCTCACCCAGCGGAACAGCACCTTACCGGCGCGTGGACCATTGCGCCAAAGTTTATCGCACCAACCACCGTATTGTGGGTACTCCCCAAAGTGTGCCTATATATCCGCGTCATGGGCGCGTTCACGCTGGCCGAAATTGATGCAACCCTGACGCGACTGACAACCGGAAACGACAATCTGACTCCGCAGATTACCGTCCTGACCTGTCCTATTCACCAAGACAATTGACGAACACCTAGAGGTGTCTGCATACTCCGGCCCGTTATGGCGGGACTGACGCTCGCACAAGCGGAGCAGCACCTGAACGAGTGGCTGACCGCCGACTCGGCAGTCGCCAAGGGACAGGCGTACTCGCTTGGCGGCCGCACGTTCACGCGCGCGGACGCAGCAGTGATCCGCGAAAACATTCGCTACTGGCAGCAGATGGTGAAGCAGCTGGCGCGCGGCGGCGTAAGGGCGCGCGGCGCGGTGGTGCCGATCAGGTGAACACACTCGCACAACCGAACTGGCTTGACCGGGCCGTGGGCTACTTCTCGCCCGCGTGGGCGGCACGGCGGATGCGCGCGCGGATGGTGATGGCCATTGCCGGTAGCTGGACAGGAGCCAGCTACACGCGGCGGTCGCTCAAGGACTGGTTCGTTACGCCCGCCAGCGCCGACGAGGACACGCTGTTCGATCTGGAGACGCTCCGCGCCCGCAGCCGTGACATGGTGCGCAACGCGCCGCTGGCCACGGGCGCGGTCAACACCGTGGTCATGAACGTGGTGGGCACGGGCCTGAGCCTCCTGCCCCGCCCCGATTGGGAAGCCCTGGGCATGACCGAGGAGCAGGCCGACCAGTGGACGGCCCAGGTTGAGCGCGAGTTTCGCGTGTGGGCCGAATCGGCGGAGTGCGACGTGACCCGCACACAGAGTTTCTACGGCCTGCAAAGCCTAGTCTTCCGCTCGGCGCTTGAAAGCGGCGACGCCTTCGTGCTGCTGCCGATGATCGAGAGCCGCACGAACCCCTACGCGCTGCGCGTGCAGGTGGTGGAAGCCGACCGCGTGGAGACGCCCACGGGCAAGAAGGAGAACGCGGGCAACAAGATCGTCGTGGGCGTCGAGATGGACGCGAACGGCGCGCCCGTGGCTTATCACATCCTGCGCAACCATCCCGGCAGCCCGGAAGGAATCAAGCAGGACTTTATCCGCGTGCCCGCCTTTGGCGCGCGAACGGGCCGCCGCAACCTGCTGCACATCTTCGAGCGCACGCGCCCCGGCCAGACGCGCGGCGTGCCCTACCTGGCTCCCGTCATCGAGCCGCTGAAGCAGTTGGACAAGTACACCGAGTCGGAACTGATGGCCGCTGTCGTGGCTTCGCTGCTGACCGTGTTCGTCAAATCGGAATCGGGCGACGGCTTTGCGCCCCCGGCAGGCGACCCCGCAGTGTCATCGAGCAACGCGGAGATCCGGCTGGGGACAGGCACCATCGTGGACCTGGCTCCCGGCGAGGACATTACGACGGTGAGCCCCAACCGCCCGAACACGGCCTTCGACCCGTTCGTGCAGTCGGTCCTGCGGCAGATCGGCGTCGCGCTGGGCCTGCCCTTCGAGGTGCTGATCAAGCATTTCACGGCCAGCTACAGCGCGGCGCGCGCGGCGCTGATGGAAGCGTGGAAATTCTTCCGGTTGCGGCGGGAGTTCCTGGCGCAGACCTTCTGCGCGCCCGTGTACGAGGCGTGGATGGAAGAAGCTGTCGCGCTTGGCCGCATTGCCGCGCCAGGATTCTTCGACGATCCGGCGCGTCGCATCGCCTACCTGCAAGCGGACTGGATCGGCGACGCACCCGCGCAGATTGACCCGACGAAGGAAGTGGACGCTGCCGCAAAGCGTCTGGAGATCGGTGTCAGCACGTTGGCCGAAGAGACGATGCAGCTCACCGGCGGCGTGTGGAAGGACAAGCACCGCGAACAGGTGAAAGAGCGCCGGATGCGCGAGCGCGACGGCCTCGTCGTGGTGAAGATGCCCGGCCCTGGCAATCCGCAGCAACCGCAACCGGAACGCAGCGCAGATCGCGAAACAGAGGAGCGCGAAGATGCGGCTGCTTGACGTGCTCAACGCGCCTTGGGCCATCGTGCCGGAGAAGCTGTTGGAGATCCGCGAAATCTACTTCACGCACCTTCGGGGCGAAAAGATTGATTTGCGCGCCATCGAAGCGCGCCTGGGTCAGCCGCTCAATAACCAGAAGCAGGGCTACGAGGTCGTGGATGGCGTCGCGGTCTTGGCCGTCGAGGGCGTGATCGCCAAGCGCATGAACCTGTTCACGCGCGTCAGCGGCGGCGTGAGCACGCAACTTGTGGAGCGTGACTTCAAGGCCGCGCTTGCCGATGACCGGGCGCACTCGATCCTGCTGAGCGTGGACAGCCCAGGCGGGAACGTGGACGGCGTGTTCGAGCTGGCGCGGGCGATTTACGACGCGCGGGGCAGGAAGCCCGTCGTAGCTCTTGCGAACGGGATGATGGCCAGCGCCGCGTACTGGATTAGCAGCGCCGCCGACCGCGTGTTGATCACCGGCGAGACGACGCAGGTGGGCAGCATCGGCGTCGTGGCCACGCACACGGACATCAGCAAAGCCGAGGAGATGCGCGGAGTGAAGACCACCGAAATCACCGCTGGGAAGTACAAGCGGATCGCCAGCGAGCACAAGCCGCTCGACGACGAGGCGCGCGCCGCGATTCAGGAACAGGTGGATCACGTGTACAGCGTGTTCGTGAACGAAGTGGCGCGGCATCGCGGCACGGATGTGGAGACGGTGCTCGATAAGATGGCCGATGGGCGGATTTTCCTGGGCAGCAAGGCGATTGACGCCGGGCTGGTGGACGGTGTCTCCACCGAGGCCGATCTCGTTCGCCAGCTGATCCAGGAGCACGAGCAAAGAACCCACGAGCGAGCGCGGGCGGTTGCCCGGCAAATCCTGACCGAAAGGAGACAAGCATGGAAAGCGAAGCGTTGACCGCCGAGTTTCGGGCCGAGTTCAAGGCCGAGATCGAGGCGCTGGAGCAGGCGGCCTACGAACGCGGCAAGGCCGACGGCGCAACCGCCGAGCGCGAGCGAATCAAGGCCGTGGAAGCTCAGGCGGTGCCCGGACATGAGGCTCTGATTGCCGAGTTGAAGTTCGACGGCAAGACCACAGGGCCGGAGGCGGCGGTGAAGGTCCTGGCCGCTGAGAAAGAGAAGCGTGCAAGGGCCCTGGCCGATCTGAAGGCCGATGCGCCCGCGCCGGTGCCGCACGCCGAGGCACCGAGCCCGGCAGAGGCACTGGACGAGCAGCAAGCAGCAGCGACTGTGGAGCAGGCGCGCAAGGCTGGTCTGGTTCGCTAACGAGCTAAACGAGAGAGGAGAACGCAATGGACCTGCAACCGAAATTCAGCACGGAGAGCTACACGCCGGATCGCCTGCACGCAGGCGATTTTCCCATCCGCACGCTCGACGTGACCATCGCGTCGGGCCAGAACCTCGTACGCGGGACGCTGCTCGGCAAGATCACAGCTTCAGGCAAGTACGTGCTCAGCCTGGCCGGTGCCGCTGACGGCTCGCAAACCCCCGTGGCCATCCTTGCTGAGGATGTAGACGCCACAGGTGGAGACAAGGGCGGAATCGTCTACATCAGCGGCGATTTCAACGAGAACGCGATCACCTACGGCACCGGGCACACCGCCGATAGCGTGCGCTCGGGGCTGCGCGATCTCAACATCTACCTGCACAAGCCGGTGAGCGCCTAAGGAGGAGCGAAAGTGAACATCTACACCACTGCATTTCTGAACGGCGTCGTGGATTCGCTGCTGCGCCCGCCGTCGTTCCTGCTCGATATGTTCTTCCAGAACGTGGTCACCTCTGAACAGGAGGAGATCAAGTTCGACGTGGCCGACGGCAAGCGGCGCATCGCTCCGTTCGTCCATCCGCTCAAGGAAGGCAAGGTGGTCGAGGGCCTGGGCTACAAGACCAACACCTTCACGCCAGCCTACATCAAGGACAAGCGCGTCTTCGATCCTTCAAAGGCGCTCAAGCGGCGCGCTGGTGAGCGCATCGGCGGCGACCTCTCCAACATGGATCGCGCCCGCGCGAACCTGGCTGTCGCTCTCGAAGACCAGCTTGCCATGCTCACGCGGCGGCTGGAGGTCATGGCCGCCGAAGTACTGCGCACTGGCAAGGCCACGATTACGGGGGAAGGTTTCCCCGGCGTCGTCGTGGACTTTGGCCGCGCCGTGGGTCACACGCTCACACTGGGCGCTGGCAGCAAGTGGGGTGACGCGGGCGTGAAGCCGCTCAATAACCTCGAAGACTGGGCGCTCACGGTCGCGCAGGCCAGCGGCGCTACGGTCACCGACGTTCTGTTCACGGTCGGGGCTTGGCGGAAATTCCGCGAGAACACGGACGCGCAGAACGCCATTGACACCCAACTGGGCCAGCTCGCCAATTTCCAGATTCCCATCGCCAGTGTCGAGGGACTGGAGTTCAAAGGCACCATCGGCGGCAAGCGCCTGTGGGTTTACACCGGCTGGTATGTAGACCCGCAAACAGGCACTGAGGTCGCGATCATTCAGGATGGCTGGGTGATCCTGGTCGCGCAAAACGGGCTGCTGGGCACGCGGCACTTTGGGGCGATCCGGGACGAGCAGGCCGGCTTCCAGGCGCGCGAGTTCTTCAGCAAGTCGTGGTTCGTCGAAGATCCGCCCGTGCGGTTCCTGATGATGCAGTCCGCGCCGCTCGTCGTGCCCTACCGCCCGAACGCTTCGATGGCCGTGCAGGTCATCTGAGGCGCAACGTCACACTTGAAGGAGGAGCACTGATGGCAGGAGAGAAGCTGTACCGGGCGAACTGGGTGCTCGAAGGGCACAAGGGCAAGACGGTGATGCCGGGCGAAACCATCCGGCTGCGTCCGGAAGAAGCCGAGCCTTACCTGGGCGGTGTCTTGTCTCCGGTCGAAGACGAGGAGGCACAGGAAGCCGGAGGCAAGGACAGGAACTGAAGCGAGTAGCGAGGTGGGCGGGTGGCTTTCTTCGGTGACGCCGACGTGGACACGATGCTGGCCGACTGGGGGCACAGCATCACCATCGGCGGCGTCACCAAGCCGTGCCTGTTCGACGAGCGCGACGAAGTCGGTCTGGAGCAGGACGGCGGGGCGGGCCAGATCATGCGCGTGGCCGTGGCCACGATCAAGACGAGCGACTTCCCGAACGTGGCGAACGACGACGCCTGCACGGTGGACGGTGTGAGCTACAGGGTCTGGCGGCGGCTGCGGCAGGGCGATGGGGCGATCACGGAGTTGCTCTTGAGGAAGGTGTAGCGCGTGGCGGATTCCTACACGGAACGGCTACTTCAAGCGGTCGTAGCGGCGCTTGACGGCGCGGGCAAGCCTGCGGGCCTGACGGTGAATCGCTCGCGGCGGCAGTCCATCGAGAAGTCGCAGCTGCCCATGATCAGCGTGTACCCAATCCGCGAAGAAGTGACCCGCGCGACCGACAACCGGCGCAGTCCGCTGGTCGAGCGCAGGCTGCGGGTCGAGGTGAAATGCCGCGTCGTCGGCGACGACCAGGCGAACGACGCGCTCCGCAAGTGGGCCGTGCAGTCGGTCATGGCCGATCAGAGCCTCGGCGGGCTGGCACTGGAGATCACCGAGGAATCCACGGACTGGGACGCGGACGACGCCACGGACGCGGACTACAGCGTGGCCGCCGTGGACTTCGTCGTGCGCTACAGCACGAGCCGCTTCGACCCGGAGAACAAATCGTGACGCTGACCGAAAAGCTGCTGGGCGTGACCGTGGGCATCCTGCTGTTGTTGGGCGTGTTCTTCGCCTATCTGTACCTCCAGCAGGTGAAGCTAACCGCAGAGGCCGAGGCCTACGGCAAGGCCAAAGACGAAGTGATTGCGGCAAAGCAGAAGCGCATTGAAGAGGCGCAACAACGCATCGAGCAGCGCGAGAAGCAGTGGCAGCGCGAGCGCGAGGCGTGGGAGCGGGAGAAGCGCGAAATCAGAACGCAGGCCCAGGCCGTGCGTGTGATCGAGAAGTACGTGCCCCAGGCAGAAGGCGCCGTAGCCGAAGTAAAGCGCGACGAGCTGAAGCCGCAGGTCGTTGAGCAACTGCCGGATGCGCCCAAGTACAGCGTCATGCCCGAGCAAACGGCCGTCGAGCTTGCGCGCGAGATTGTCGAGTGCCGCCAGGACCAGGCCGCCCTGGGCAAGTGTGAGCAGGACACAGCCGATCTGCGCGCGCAGATTCAGGCGGCTGAGGAGAAGGCCAAGGCCGCTGAAGAAAAGGCCGAACGCTGGGAAAAAGCCGCGAAGGGCGGCAGCAAGGCGAAGCGGTTCTTCAGCACGCTGGGCAAGGTGGGCGTGGGTATCGCCATCGGCGTGGCGCTGTCGCGGTAAGACCAACTTTTTGGAGGTAAGAACACATGCCAACACCGGATGCAGGAAATCTTTCGCTCGGAGCGGGCGAGGTGCTGTTTGATCGCTTCGACGCGAACGGCAACCCGACGGGCTACCGGCATCTCGGCAATGTCGAGTCGCTGGCCATCACGACCACCGTCGAGACGGTCCAGAAGAAATCTTCGATGGACGGCGCGCGCGGCATCTACAAGGAGGCCGTGATCGGCAGCGAAGCCGAAGTCTCGTGCTCAGCGAGTACGACCCGGAAAACCTGGCCCTGGCGCTGCTGGGCGACACGGCGTCGTTCTCTCAAGCTTCGTCCAGCACATCCACGGGCCGCCAGATCAACGGGAGCGCGGCGCTCAAGTTCGACCGCTGGTACTACCTGGGCTTCAAGCAGGTGACCGTCACTGCCGTTAAGCAGGGCGTGACCACGGGCGTGCTGGGCACCGACTACGAACTCAATACCGAGCTTGGGCTGGTGAAGATCAAGTCGGGGGGCGTGTTCACTGAGGCCGTGACCACCTGGGATGGCAGCGCGGCAGCCGTCACGACGACGCAAGTCCGCGGGCTCTCTGTTGGGAAGGTCGAAGGCAGGCTGAAGTACTTCAGCGCCGCGAACCAGGCCTCCGGCCCGCGCTGGGAAGTGGACATCCACAAGCTCACAGTCAACCCCGACGGCGAGTTGCAGTTCATCTCCGAGGAGTTCGGCACGTTCACCCTGCGCGGCAAGGCACAGAAGGACACGGCGAAGCCTGCCGGTGAACAGTTCTTCGTGGCGCGCAAGCTCTAAACGGGCGCTCCGCAACGTGGACGCCAGGGGAGCGGTAGGACCGCTCCCCTTTTCATAGGAGGAGACGGATGGACTACCTGGAGATCGGCGGGCAGAAGTGGCGCGCGGCGAAGCGCAGCACCATCGAGCATGACTTCTGGCTGATGAAGCACATCCGCGAAGCTGGCCTGGACGCTGTGCGTCTGCGGCCCGGCGAGAGGCCAGAGGAGTTCGCTGTCCGGCTGCTACATGAAGTGATCGGCAGCGGCAAAGCGTTCACGCTGCTGGGTGGAATGCTGCTGCCGGACGGCGTGCCCGATGAGCATTGGTCGCCTGAGCGTGCCGAGCTGACGGCCGTCTTCATGCGCGGGCTGGCAGCCGATGAGGACAAGGCCGCCGTCAAGAGCGCCATCATCTCGCTGCTCACGGGTTTTTTAGAGGCCGGGCTGCGCTCCTATGCCGATTCCGTCACTGCTTCGACAGCGGGAAGCCAGCCCCAGCCCGAGCAGCCGCAGCCGCCCGCGTTCGTGCCCGTGCCGCCCTACTGAATGACTACGGCGAATGGGGCCAGCTGGTGCGCGAGCTTGCAGGCTATGACGTGGGGCGCTACGCGGAGATTACGCGCTGGCCGCTGGCCGAAGCCCTGGCCACCTACGAGAACAAACTGCGCGAGGACGCGCGGCGCGACTACCACGTCGAGTACCTGGCGTGGGCGGTTCTGGCCGCCACTGGCGCGACGAAACGCAAGAAGCCGCCGGAAGTGCCTGCAATCCTGAAGGAGTAGTCGATGGCTCAAGCGCCCGATGTTCGGGTAAGACTCAGCGCCGAAGGCGTCCAGGAGGTCGTTAACGCCTTCAAGCGAATTCAGGCCGAAGCCGAGAAGTCCGGCAAAGGCGCAGGGCACGCCCTGAATTTCCTTTCCGGCCAGGCTGCCGCCCTGGGCCGACTGCTACCCACGTTGAGCTTTGCCGCTATCGCTGCGGGCGCGACCGTGCTCACCAAGCGTGCTTTGGAGAACGCTGACGCGCTGGGCAAGCTCGAACAGAAAACTGGCCTCACGGTAGAAACCCTCAGCACGCTTTCCTTCGCCGCGCGAACCGCCGATCTCGACCAGGAGCAACTGCGCAGCACACTGGTCAAGTTCACCAAGGCCACCGATGACTACGACCAGGGCCTGCGCAGCGCCCGCGACGCTGTCGAGCAACTATTCGGCAGCAGTAAGGCGCTCGAAGGGCTCGACCAGGACACGCGGTTTCTCAAGGTCGTGGACGCCTTGGCCAAGCTGGAACCTGGGGCCAAGCGCACCGGCCTGGCGATGGAGTTCTTCGGCAAACAAGGGGCCGAGCTGCTGCCGCTGATTGAGGATCTGGCTGACGGCGGGTTCGAGAAGCTGCGCCAGAAGGCCGAGAAGCTGGGCCTGGTGGTGAACCACGACTTGGCCGACGCCGCCCAGCGCGCGAACGACGCCATGACGGACCTGCAGAGCACCGCCGAGGGCATCGCCACACAGTTCACGGCAGGCCTGGCTCCGGCCATCGCGGATGCGGCTGATGCGCTGGTAGAAGCCGCCACGGGTGACGGTGTCAACGCCTTCCGCGAGTTGGGCGACTTCGCAGGCAAGGTGCTGAAGGGCATCGTCGTGCTCCTGACCGCCGTGGGCGCGGGCCTGGTGAAGATTGTGGGCCGCACAACAGCTCTGATTGTGCACGGCGGCAGGCTGGTAGCGAATGTTCTGCAAGGGAACATCCGCCAGGGATGGGAAGACTTCAAGAACGGCATCGTCGCGGATGCCGACGATCTGGACAAAAAGATCGAAGAGCGCGTCGCGAGGATCTTCCAGGCACTCGACGGCCAGAACCGCGAGCAATCTGCCGCGCGGCGGCGCATTCGCAAGCGGGAAACCAGCGCCAACCTGCAAGACCGCGAGCGCAACGCCAAAGCCGAGCGCGCCCTACAGGAGCAGTTGCTTGAGAACGAGCTCAACCTGCTGAAGGCCAACCTGAAGGCGCAGACGGCGGAGGAAAAGCGGCGTTTCGAGGAAGGGCTGATCAACCTGCGCGAGTTCTTCGACAACCGGCGCTCGATCATCGAGCAGGAAGCGCAGAAGGAGATCGAGGTCCTGGAGAAGCGGCTCCAGTTCGAGCGCACGCGCCCGCTGGCGAAAACCGAAACGGAAACCGACCGGCAGAAGAACATCGCTGAGATCGAGAATCAGATCGCCATCCGGCGCATCGAGCTACAGGAGCAGATCGCAGACCTGGCCGCCGAAGAGCGCAAGGCCACGCGGGACTTCGAGAAGGAGCAGACCGCGTTTGAGGTCAAGCTGGCCGAGCTTCAGGGGAACCGCTTTGCGGCGGCCCGCGCTGCGCTGGATGAAGAAGCGCGGAAGCTGGATGAGATTCTGCGCAAGCAGGGCGTGGCTGATGCCGAGCGTGCGCGACGCGTCGAGGAGCTACGCACCGCTGGCCTAGCGCAGATCAACTTCGATGAGATCTTGACCCAGGGGCGGCAAGCCCTTGCGCAGATTGAGGCCGACCGGCGCGACATCGAGCTACAGGTACAGCAAGGCATCTTGTTCCAGTTCCAGGGTGAGCAGCAGATCGTGACCCTGGAGCGCGAGCGCCTGCCTCTTCTGAGACAGATCGCCCAGGCGTTGCTCGCGGCGGCTGAGGCCACGGGCGACCCGCAGAAGATCGCTCAGGCCCGCGAGTTCGCGCAGTCCATTGAGGCGCTGGCTGTCAGCAGCAACCGCGCCGCGCAGCAGATGGCGCAATTCAAGGCGGCCGTCGAGCAATCTCTCACCAGCAACCTGCAAAACTTCTTCACGCAGGGCATTGAGAACGCGGAGAGCTTCGGCGACGCCATGCGCCAGCTGGCGCTCTCGGTCGTGGACAGCCTGCGCCAGATCGCTGCGCAGATGCTCGCGAACCTCGCGATCCAAAAATTGCTGGGCGCTTTCGGCGGCTTCGGTTTGTTCTCCCAGGGCGGCGTCGTCAAGGCCGCTGGCGGAGGGCTGATTCGCGGCCCCGGCACGGGCACCAGCGACAGCATTCCGGCCCGTTTGAGCGACCACGAGTTCGTGGTGCGCGCCGCCGTGGTGCGCCAGCCGGGAGTGCTCGATTTCCTCCACGAACTGAACGCGGACGGTTCACTTGTGCTGCGGCGTCGCGGCGTCCGCGGATTCGCCGAAGGCGGACTGGTGGAAGTGGGCGGCGCAGGCGGCGGAAATGGCCGCGCGGACCTGACCATCGGACTCGAGCCGGAACTCGTGCTCAAGAAGCTGGAAGCCAGCCCGCAGTGGTCGCGGGTCATTGTCCGCACGCTGGAGAACAACCGCAAAGCTGTGAACAACGCGCTGGGCAGGGGGATACGGTGAGCTTCGAGATCGGAACCGCCACGGACGTTGCCGACCTGATGGCCAGGCTGAACAGCTTCCTGCTGAAAGGGCACGCGCTGGAGCCTGCCTACAGCGGCGCGGGTACGGGCAGGATCACGAACCTGATCGGCACGGCCAGCAGCGTACTCGAAACGATCACGGTTACGCTTACGAGCAGCACCACGTTCGATGTGTCCGGCAGCGTGAGCGGGGCGCTCGGCACCGGCACCGTGGGCACGCCGTTCACCAGCGCGGTCGTCAACTTCACGATCACGGCGGGCGGGACGGCCTGGCAAGCGGGCGACACCATCGTCGTTCCCGATTTCGGCAGCCTCGCCCTCTACCGGTCCGGCGGCGTGGACGTCACGGCGTTCCCCTCCCCGCCCCT